TGGCCCAGTCCCTATGAAGGGGATTAACTGGGATAGGGTTCGTCAGGGCGCTGTTCTGAATCACCCTGCCCTGCATAAGCTGACGGGCATTTTTAATTTAAACAAGCTGGACGGTCACGAGATGATTAGCCCAGACTTGCCGTTTCAGGTAAAGCATATTGGCACAGGATTTATGTTGATCCGCCGCGATGTTTTTGAGAAACTACAGCCTCATGTGGGCTGGTATGACAACGGGGGTGTAACCATCCCCAAAGGCGAGAAGGTGTACGACTACTTCAAGGTACAGAACTACGACCACGAGCTTCTGTCTGAGGACTACAACTTCTGCCACTTGTACCGTGAACACGGTGGAACCGTCTGGGCCGCGCCTTGGTGCGAACTTGGACACTTTGGCGCATATCTTTTTAGCGGGCAGTACGCCCAAGGAGCATAAAATGGCACATCGCATGATGAAGTATCGTTTGGCCGCTGACGGCACAGCCCCCTCATTCCTCTGCTTACACGCTGAAGGCGTTGGTGGCGTGTATGTGGTTGCTGACCCTAGCACCCCCAGCCCCCGTGACATGGTCATGGTTGGCATCTCTGAAACCGATGACATCGGTGACGCTGAGGCTATTGCAACCAAAGCTGACCTGTTGGCGTATTTGACAACAGTAGGCGCAGGCTGGACACAACCTGATCCAGCAAACCCCGGCGATCCTACAGCCACTATTCCTTTTGATCCATCTGCCGCCGCTGACTGGGCATGGGGTCGTTTGGACGCACTGAACGCATAATCATGCGCGATTGGGCTGAAGCAATTATTGCGGCGGCCTGTATTGTTGCCTTCGTAATTTGGGGCACGTACACAATCATTTGGATGTGGGGGTGAGATGGAACTTGAGTATTACACCAAAATCATTGGTGCGATAACTGCCTCAACTGCTATGGTTGGTGGCGGGTACACGCTTGCCGACAAGTTTGGTGTGTTCCATAAAGACATCCTCAAGTGGGCACCAGAGCACTTTCAAATATCCGATGCACCTGCCAACGGCGAATTCAAAGCTGTAGTGGCTCGTCAAAAGATCAGGGATGACTGTGAAGTCACGTCGTTCAAACTAGAGGTGCGGGATTCTGAATTGGTCGTACACCCAGCCAAGCCCAGCATTGCAACATTCTCAGGCCCCGCCAGCGACACTGTGGATAAGTTTGGGTACAAGTTCAAGCTCGATACCACCTCGCAGGTAACGCCGGGGGTGGCTACGTTGATGGCTCACATCAAGTACAAATGCCCAGAAGGTGAGGTGGTTGTGAACTACCCCTCGCACAAAAACCTGATGTTTACGATTAAGGAATCCAATGTTTGAAATCCTATCTGGCGGTTTATTCGGTGGCGTGATTGGCGGCCTGTTCCGCCTTGCACCTGAAGTATTAAAGTACTTTGACAAAAAAAGCGAGCGTGAGCATGAGCTTGCCATGTTCAGCCGCCAGTGCGAATTAGAACAACTTCGTGGCCAACAACGCCTTGCTGAGATTGGCGCTAACCGTGAAGCGGCTTTGGATGTCGGTGTCATGGATGCCTTCAATGCTGCAATCAATCAGCAAGCCGAGATGGTCAAAGCTGCCGGTGGCTGGGCTGCTAGCCTCTCCGCATCTGTGCGTCCTATCGTGACCTACTGGATCATGGCGTTGTGGTCGTTCATCCACATGTGGTTTGCTTGGCAGGCTCACAAAGCTGGTGCTTCTCCTGAAGTTGTGTTCAAGACCATGATGACTGTGGACTTTTGCGCTTTGGTGTCAGGCACAATCAACTACTGGTTCCTCGACCGTACATTGAAACAGCGTGGCCTATGAACTTGGAGCTTGCCGCAGAACTGTGCCGCCGGTTTGAAGGGTATCGGGCCAAGCCCTACCTTTGCCCGGCTGGTGTGGCAACGATTGGCTATGGTTCTACATACTACGCAGATGGCCGCAAGGTGACGCTAGAAGACACACCGATGGACGAACCCACGGCTCGGGCGCTTTTGATGGTGGAGCTTCAGCACACTTACCTGCCCGGGGTTTTGCGTAACTGCCCCGGTTTAATTACTGACGTGCGTAAGTGTAATGCCATCGTAGATTTCTGTTACAACCTTGGTGTTGGGCGCTTGCAAACAAGCACGTTAAAGAGGAAAATCAACGCCAATGACTGGGAAGGGGCCAAGGAACAACTGATGCTCTGGACTAAGGGTGGCGGCAAGGTTTTGCCGGGTCTACTTAAACGCCGCACGGCTGAGTGCGCACTGCTGGATTAACCGATGCCATTACAAAAAGTTCTGTTTAAGCCGGGCGTCAACCGGGAAAATACTCGATACACCACAGAGGGTGGTTGGTACGAGTGCGACAAAATCCGTTTCCGTCAAGGCAATCCAGAAGTTATTGGCGGTTGGCAGCGTATTTCTGGTTTTACTTATGACGGCGTATGTCGGTCTTTGTGGAATTGGGTGACGCTTGGGAGTTTAAATCTTGTCGGCGTTGGCACAAACACTAAGTTTTACATCCAGAATGGCGGTGCGTACTACGACGTTACTCCTATTCGCACAACAGTAACGCTTGGCACAGACCCTTTTACAGCCAACGGCACAACTACAGTTACCGTTTCAGCTACTGCACACGGCGCAACTACTGGCTCTTTTGTTACGTTTAGTGGCGCAACAGGCACATACGCTTCAACGCTTAATGCTGAATATCAAATCACAGTAGTTAACGCTAACTCATACACAATCACAACGCCGACTGCGTTGTCTGCGGGCTCTTATGGCGGCGCTTCTGTATCCGCTGCGTATCAAGTAAACGCTGGCCCTGCTTATGCTGTTCCGCTAACCGGATGGGGCGCTGGTGCTTGGGGCGCTGGTGTTTGGGGCGTAGGCACAACATCTACAACGGCTTTGCAGTTGTGGAACCAGATCAACTACGGTGAGGACTTAATTTATGGCCCTCGTGGTGGCAACATTTATTACTGGGATGCTACTGCCGGTCTAACTGTACGTGGGACTGCACTCAATACCCTTGGCGGCACAGTTACATTCACTAACGCATCGCCAACAGTTGTTACATCAACTATTCTTTACACAGAAGGCGCAGCACTTCAGTTCTCTGGTGGGTCTTTGCCGACTGGTATCACCGCAGGTGTAACGTACTACGTGTTCCAAGTTAACGGCCTGACGTTTAACTTGCTTGATGGTTCTGGTAATGAAGTAAATACTTCGTCATCTGGCTCAGGCTCTGTGTCTAAGATTGTGGACGCGCCAACTATACAGAACACATTTACTGTTTCAGACACATCACGTTTCTTGATTGTGTTTGGTACAAACGACTACGGCAGTTCAACGATTGACCCGATGCTGATTCGCTGGTCAGCGCAGGACGACATCTATAACTGGACGCCAGACCCCACCAACCAAGCAGGTTTTGTGCGGTTATCCCACGGCTCTGAGATTGTTACAACAGTTCAGACTCGTCAAGAGATTGTGGTGTTTACAGACTCTAGTGTCTATTCGCTTCAGTACCTTGGCCCTCCATACGTGTGGGCACCTCAGTTGCTCGGTGACAACATCTCTATCATCAGCCCGAACTCGGCTGTGATTGCTTCCGGTATTGTGTACTGGATGGGTGTGGACAAGTTCTATGCCTACGATGGCCGTGTGCAAACGCTCAACTGTGACCTGCGCCGCTACATCTTCCAAGACATTAACCAAGAGCAGGCGGCTCAAGTTTTCTGCGGCACAAGTGAAGGCTTCAACGAAGTGTGGTGGTTCTACTGCTCTGCTGGTAGCTTTACGGTTGACCGTTACGCTATATACAACTACGCAGAAAAAATCTGGTATTACGGAACCATGGCGCGTACTGCTTGGTTAGATTCCGGTCTGCGCGACTATCCTTTGGCAGCTACGTACAGCAACAACTTGGTTAACCAAGAACAAGGGCTGAACGACAATGAAACTGCTACGACTACTGCAATTAATGCTTATATTAGTTCGTCTGAGTTTGACATTGGTGACGGCCACAACTTTGGCTTTGTCTGGCGTATCCTTCCAGACTTAACTTTTGAGAATGCTACAGACTCTCCGACAGGGGATAAAGCCACAGTGACGATGGACTTGTATGGCTTGGCTAACTCTGGCTCTGGGGTTACAAGCGATGCTAATCAGCCAGTACGCGCTTCGTCTTCATACAACATTACTGAAGAGTTCACCGGCATGATCTTCACACGCATGCGTGGTCGCCAGATGATCTTCAAGATTAGCTCCAACCAGATCAACACTGCTTGGCAGTTGGGCGCTCCTCGTATTGACATTCGTCCTGACGGCAGGCGCTGATGGCGACTAACAAAAGGATTATCAACCCTGCTCCCCCCAATTTGCCGTTGGGTACGCAGGAGTATGAGCGTCGATATCAAGATCAGTATTCCAACGTTTTGCGTTTGTACTTTAACCAATTACGCAATTCTTTGTCGGAGTTGTTTGGTAATAATGGTGGTAAGTATCTTGAATTTCCTAATGGCGCGTTTTACCAAGACGGGTACACCACGCTGACCGCCAACATGACCAACAACGGCACAACGCCAATTCAAGTCACGTCAACGGCTGGGTTTATTTCTGCTGGCGGTTTGATTATTGGCAGTGAATTGATTAAGTACACAGGTAAGACCGCTACAACTTTTACAGGCATTACTCGTGGTGCTTATGGGTCAACTAACGTAGCGCACACCGCTGGTGTTTCTGTATCCGAGGCCCAGACGCTTGCGTCTTCTACGGTATCGGCCCCCCTCACCTTGCTTCAAACCACGGTGAGCAACGGCGTGTCTATTGACCCTGCCGACAAAACAAAGATTGTTCACGAGACCGCTGGCATTTATAACATCCAGTTCAGTATCCAGATGCTGACGTTTGACAACACAATTGACAACGTGACTATTTGGTTCCGATTGAATGGCGTAGATATTCCGTACAGCGCTGGTATTGCCACGATCCCCTCTATTCACGGTGGTAAACCCGGCACGGCCATTATTTCTTGGAACTTGGTGCAGCCCCTGAATGCGGGTGACTATGTTCAATTGCTATTTGCATCGGATACAGGCAACACAGTAGCGGCTACATACCCGCCCGGAACTTCTCCTGTACACCCAGCGTCACCATCGATTATCGTGACGTCAACATTTGTGTCTGCGCTCCCAGCATGATAAACTTAATCAACCCCCATTTTGAGAGGCAAATATGAGCCTTGCAGTACTAGCTGACCACATGGCATCAAAGGGTCGCGGCGGCGATTCTATGCTTATACACATGTCCCCACGTGAAGTGCAGGGGCTCCAAGCTTTAGCCATGGCTCATGGCGGCTCTTTGACTATTAACCCTGATACGGGTTTACCCGAAGCTCTTTCTTTAGGTAAGTTGCTTCCAGCTATTCTTGGATTCGCTGTTACTGCTGCTACTGGTCTCCCTGCTTGGCAAGTCGGCTTAGGTATTGGCGCAGTTGAAACTGCTCGTACTGGTGATTTAGGTCGTGGTATTAGCGCAGGTCTTGGTGCCTATGGTGGCGCTGGTTTGAGTGCTGGTCTTACAGAAGCGGGGGCTTCTACTATTGGCGCTGAGGAAGCAGCTAAAGGGCTAGCCATGAACCCAGATGTAGCCAATCAAATTATGAACGCAGGAGCGGGTGAATCTGCTGCCGCTGCTAATAATGCATTGCAACAACAGGTTGTAGACAAGATGGCTGCGGCTACTCCCTACGAGAAATTATCTACCGGTTTTGACGCTGCTAAAGCAAACCCAATGGGTTTTGCAAAATCTATGTCTAACCCACTAATGCTGGCTGCGGGCCCAGCTATTCTTGCCGGTGCAAACGTACAGGCAAAAGGCCCACAGACTGTGACAAAACCCGGCATGATTCGCCCATACGCTTTCGACCCATACGGTGGTACATACACTGCTGGAACTCCTTACGAAGCTGCGCCTGCTAAAGCAGCAGAAGGTGGTTTGATGGGTATGGCTGGAGGTGGTTACAGCCCCGGCATGTTTGACTTTGCTCAGAAGAGTGAGCCTGTTGTTCGTATGGCTAGCGGCGGTATTGCTAGCTACGCACCGGGTGGTTATGTGCCGACCGACACTGAAATCTTTAACTATTTTAAAACCCCCGGACTTACAGATGCTCAAATCGCTGCGGATATGCAGAAATTTGATGTGAGTCCAGAAAGAATAGCTCAAGTTACAGGCACTATGGATAAGTTGCCTGAGTACAACACACGCTTTGTTCAAGCTATTGCTAAACCAGATGTAGATACTTCTGAGTTTATGGCCGCTACTAAAGACGTCGGCCTTCAGAACCAAGCACTGGCAAATGCGCTGCAGGGTTCCGGTTTGTCTGCGGCTTCTCAATACGCTCTTACACACCAAGATATTGGCCCAACTGCAAACGTCGCAGAAACAGGCGGTGGTTTGGAAGGCTTAAGCAGCAACATTAACTACATCGCTGGTGGTCTACAAAACCAAATCGGTGCCGGTACGTTGACTGGGCAACAAGCACGAGAACAAGCGCTTACAGAGATGAACAAGTACGGCCTTAATGCAGCCGACATCATGCGCGCCACTGGTAAGACCTTGGCTGAGCTGTTCCCAGATACTAAGGTAGTGGATAAAAAGGTTGTTGATAAAGTAGTCTTGCCCGATCCATTTACAAGCGTAGTCCCCGGCGGAACACAGATGCCCGGAGCAGTTGTTTATGACAATGGCGCGTTTGCTAACTATGGCAGAGATACTGGCAACCCTCTAACTTCTACACCCGGTGACATCATTACCAACCCAGACGGCACTCGTACGATTGTGCCTAACATCCCCGGTCGTCCTTATGGCGGTTTCTCGGGTATGGAAGAAGTGCGTAATGCTTACACTGCTGGTGGTGGAAGATTGGGCTACGTCCCTTACACACCAAAAACTATTGAAGAGTTTAATGCCAAGTACAACAGACTGACTGGCGGTTCAAAGCAGTCTTATGACTACTTGATGGGTAAGACGCCTTACTCTCCTGTGCCTTACACACCCACTGGCGAAATTCAAAAGCCGTATTGGGAGTCAGTCGGTCGCTTCCCAGTTAATAAGACTACAAAGAAGTACATCTACGATGGCTCCAAATATGTACTGAACCCTGATTACGTGAAGCCACCATACGTGTTGGCTGGTGAAAAGGCTGCTGCGGCTAAAGAAACTGCGGCTTCAAATGCGGCGTCGGGCAAGTCAATCAACGTGATTGATGCTCAAGGCAATACAGAACAAGCCTACATGCGCGATGATGGTTTTTATTACACATCCAGTGGCGCTAAGTTTGACGAAAAAGGAGCGCAAGTTGCAGCAGGTGGTGGCTTGATGGCTATGGCTGCTGGTGGCTCTGCTAGCTACAACCTTGGTGACTACTCTGATGGTGGCCGACTGCTTCGTGGCCCCGGTGATGGCGTGTCTGATTCCATCCCTGCATCTATTGGTAACAAGCGCCCCGCACGTTTGGCCGACGGTGAATTCGTAGTACCTGCACGTATCGTATCTGAGTTGGGTAACGGTTCAACTGAAGCTGGTGCGCGTAAGTTATATGCAATGATGGACAGAGTCCAAGCAGCTCGCCGAGGCACTGTCGGCAAAGGTAAAGTGGCTAAGAACAGCCGCGCTGACAAACATCTTCCCGTATAAGGAATAGACATGGCTGATAGCTCAACCCCAACACAAATTACGCAAACGAACTACGGCTTTGCGCCGGAAGTTGCGCCCTACGCACAAGACTTACTGGGTCAAGCGCAAGCGCTTACGGATGTAAATTACAACCCATACATGCAGTATCAGGGTGAACGTACTGCGCAGTTCTCCCCTTTGCAACAACAATCATACGAAAACGCTGCTTTGATGCAGTCTCAGCCTCAGTTGCAAGACGCAACTGCTTTGGCTGGCTTGGCTGGTTTGGGCGCACTTAATACTCAGTACACATTTAACCCGTACCAAGCTCAGCAGTTTACGGGCAATAACGTACAAGCGTACATGTCTCCTTATATGGAGAACGTGGTTCAACGCCAACAACAAGATGCAACTCGTCAAGCTGCAATTGCTCAACAGGCTCAGGGCGCTCAGGCTGCTAAATCCGGTGCTTTTGGTGGCAGCGGTGATTATCTTATGCGTGCGCAAGCAGCAGCTAACTTAGCTCGTCAAAAGGGTGACATTACTGCCCAAGGACTGCAAGCCGCATATCAAAACGCGCAACAACAGTTCAACCAATCACAGGCTCAGAACCAAGCGGCTCAGCAACTCAACGCACAACAGCAACAGTTTGGCGCGGGTTTAGGCTTGCAAGGTTTACAAACTGCTCTGTCTGGCGCTCAAGGTCTGGGTCAGTTAGGCCAGCAACAGTATCAGCAGAACATGGGTATCAATGCGCTGCAAAACCAATACGGCTTGCAGCAACAAGCGCAGATGCAGAAAGACCTTGACGTCAAGTACCAAGACTATCTGAATGCGCAGAACTATCCATACAAGAATCTGTCGTTTATGTCAGACATCATTCGTGGTGTACCGCTGACACAGACTGGCTCGTCTATCTACCAAGCTCCTCCTTCTACAGCACAGACTATTGCTTCGTTGGGTCTTGGCGCGGCTGGTATCAGCAAGCTCATGGCTGACGGTGGCGTGGCTCGTTCTGGTGGTATTGGCGCACTTGCTTTGAACAATTTGGTCTAAGGAATAATCATGATCGACATGGCATCTGTCTACGCCGAGCGGTTCAAGCAAAATCCACAAGCCCTACAAGCTGCGGTGATGGGGCAAAGTCCTGATCCGAAGTTAGACCCATACACGGCGCTAAACGCACTGCGTTTGTTAAAAGAATCTAGCATGATGGCTATGGCGGGGAGGGCACAACAGCCTACTTCTTCCCCCTCTATCGTTGCTGAAACAATGGCCCCCCAAAGAGGCCTCGGTGCTATGGTGCCCGGTGCAATGGGTCAGGCTCCTCAAGGTATGCCACCCCAAATGGCTCAAGCCCCTCAAGCCCCTCAAGCTCCTGTTATGCAAGCATCGGGTGGTTTGGCTGGTTTGCCGACTCCTGAGCATGACTACGCCGAAGGCGGTATCGTTGCGTTCCAAGACAGGGGTTATGTTGATCCTAGACTTACTGACGAAATGGCTACTCCAGCAGTCAGTGCAAGTCCAAGTTATTCCGAAGGCGAAGGCGATGGTGAGCAGGATGACTACTTATCGATTATTGATGAGTTAGAAGGTGGTGAAGGTAGCCCTGCTGGACTGGCTGCGGCAAACAAACTATCTTTGGCTACTGCTCGTCGTATTGCAAGCCGCAATCTAAGGGACATGACTCCCGAGGAAGAAGAGAAAGCCTACGGCAAGGCATACGAGCGAATTACTAAAGCTGCGGGGCCAAGCCCATTTGCAGCTATGCGAGCAGACTTAGCCGAGCAAGCTAAAGAGCGTACTGGCAATCTGGAGTACGACAAAGGTGTAGGTTTGTTAGAGGCAGCTTCCGCAGTGTTGGAAGGCAATAACGCTATACGTGGTCTGGCAAAAGGCGGGGCTAAACTTGCCCAATCTTACGGTGCGGCACAGCGTGCTGACCAAGCCGCCAAGCGCTCTATGGCTCAGATGGAATACCATATTGCCGACTCAGAACGTAAAGAACGTATGGGTAACTCCCGTGCGGCCCAAGCTTCTGTCGAGCTGGCACGCAAGTCCAGAGCTGACTACAACAAGGCGGAGCTTGAAAGAGACAAGGCACTCGGTAAGTTGGCTACTGACATGGGCAGAGTCAATAAAGCATCTGCGCGTGGTGCTTCTGGAAATGCGGCTATTCCTGCGGTGGACAAACAACTTGCTGCCGCTCGTATTGCATTGGCAGAAGATCCAGAAAACGCAGCACTGCAACGCCGTGTGAAAGCGCTTGAGCAAACATTGAGTTTGGCTAAAACAGCTCAGTGGAATCCTGAAAAAGCTGAGACTGAGGAAGCAAAGATCACTAGCAAGGCTGATACTGAGCTTGATAAACAAGTTGCTAAAGATCGAATCTTTGACCCAGATTGGCAGAATGCCACTACACCAGCGGAGAAAGATGCCGCTGAAACAGCACTACGTAACCGTATCCTTGCCCGCCGACAAACTCAGGGTAAACCCTCGGGTGGTGGGGTAAACAAAAATTCGACAAATGCTCCAGATATCAGTACCATTAAGGGAGCGCCAGCAGGATCAACAATTGGTAGTAAATCCGCCAAGGGTTGGGAAATTCTGGATTCATCAGGAAAATTAATCGGATACGCCAAATGAAATTCGTACCCCTCTCTGAAGTTAATAACGAAGCAGGATCAGATGAGGGGGGCGGAGCAGAAGGGTTAACCTTCACGCCGTTGGAAAAACCTGAGCCTAAAGCCAAACCCAAGGCCAAAGCTGCGCCGTCGGACGATTACGATTTTGGTTCTCCTTTGGGAACTGGTGCAGAAGAAATCATGGCTGCACCCCAGCCAAAGAAAAGCGTACTAGAGGGTAGGGAGATGCCCGCCCCCTTAGCAACTGAGGACAAGTATGTTGTTCGTCCTGAGTTTGTCGACGCTGTTAAAGCGCAACTGGATGCCGTACCCCCAGAGCAACGCCAAGCTGCTTTGGAAAAACTTACCCAACGTGGTGATGTATATGGTCGTGCTGCTCGTGCTATTGCTGGGCGTTACGCAGAAGCCGACAAAGTCGTATCCAAAAAGCTTCAGTACTACACTGACCCCCGCTTAGAAACCCAAACCCAACGCTTTGAAGAACAAGGTCTTCGCCCTGAGATTGCTCAGGGGCAAGCAAGATTGCAAGCTCTTCAAGGCCGTATCAAGCCAGACTTCCAGCAACTGAACCGCGATGTTGTTGGTGAGGCCGCCTCAGAGGAAGCCGCTAAACGTGCAGCAGAGTTGGAAGATGCAGGATTCTGGAGACGTGTGGGTGCTGGTGTTACTTCAGAATACACAAAAGCTGGCCTTGGCTTACTTAGCGCTTACGCCGATCTGACTGGCGACGACCAATTTAGCAGAGACTTAATATCTGCTCGGCGTGTTGAAGAAGCTCGCGGTAAAGCTATCCCTGAAGGCAAGTCTATCTTTGAGCGTTCTGCCCAAGGTGCGATGACAAGTCTGGGATCTCAAGCTCCTTTCCTTGCTCTGAGTGCGTTCACAGGTACAGCGGCTCCAGTTTTGGCGCAGGCTGCAATCCAGCAGTTTGGTGATTCTTATAGCGAAGGTCGCGCCGCTGGTTTGTCTGGTGAGGCTGCTACAGCACGTGCAGTACCAATGGCTGCTGCCGAGGTTATCTTTGAGCGCTTTGGTATGACTAAGGCGTTGGCTGGGCTGAAAGGCTACATTGCTAAGAACGGTGTGCGCGGTATCCCCGAGTACATGTCTAAGGCTATCGTGTCTGAGATTCCCCCTGAGATGGCAACTACGCTGACTCAGTACGGCATTGATATTCTCCCCGGCATCGGCACGAATAAGAACCCAAGTCTTGTTGGTTTATATAAGCAACTTGAAGAGACCCTGCGTCAAACAATTCTCCAAGCTGGCGCAACTGCTGGCGGTACGGTTGTAGCTACAAAAGGTGCACAGTTAGGAGCAGAGGCAGTTAGCCCGCTGGTGTCCCCAGAGACTCGCCAAAGACTGGAAGCATTTACAGGCCCACGTGAGGGCGGCTACAAAAGAGACGAGAGCTACGAAGGCATATCTCAACTACTTGCGCAGTCCAAAGGGTTCTTAACCAAACAACAAAGACAGCAGCGTCAAGAGCAAGAAGACCTTGGCGAAGTTGGCAAAGAGCGCCCCGGGGAGGAAAAAGAACTTACTTTTACCCCCTTAGATGAGTTCAAAGCACCAAAGATTTCCACCGCTGAAGAGCGTGAACAGGAGATTAATACTCGTGCGGCTGAGATTGTGGCAACCGGTATCCCAGAGGAAGATGCGCGTGAGTTAGCCGAGGCTGAAGTTACTGAGCGCGAGCAAAAAGACGCAGCGCAAGCCAAGCGTTTGGCTACACAAGTACCGGCAGACCGTGTGTCTCAGATTGCCCAAGACTTAATCACTGCTGGTGAAGACCCACAACGCGCCATATTGAAGGCGTTCCAACAAGCTAGGGAAGAGGCTGAAGCTGATGCGCTCTTTAAGGAACAGGAAAAGGAAGCCAAACTTGCTGCTAAGCGGGCCAAGGAGGAGAAGAAAAATGCTGGACAACCTGTCAGTAAAACAAGTCGAAAAGGCGCTCGAGTGGCTGGACAGCCCAGTGCAGAGCCCACCACCGGAGGAGTTGCTGGAGTTGACACAAGTGGATTGGTTCCTGCTAGACCGGATGTTACAAGCACTGCTGGTGGAGAAGAAAGCAAGCCCACTGCAGTAGAAGAAACCGATGAAATTGAAAACGCCCTACGCCAGTCTGTATACCGCAGATTGACGATAGAAGGTGGCGCACTTAGGAAAGCTGAAGAAGACCAAGGTAGAGTAGGCGTAGACAATCCGCTTGTTAAGGCAATCACAAATATTACAAACCCTCTTTATGTTTCTAAAGAGGGGCTCATTGAGTCTTACAACTACGGAAAAAATAACGACCGAGAAGACATTGCTAGTGCTGCATCTTGGGAATACAAACGTCGTTTTAATGAAGATATAACCGCTCAACCCACAACCACAGGAGCAGAAGTTGGCACTCAAACCACTCAAACCCAGCAAGCAACGCAAAAAGGACAAGCGAAACCAAGACCCTCAAGAGCTACAGGTAAACCACGTGGTCGCCCTGCCGTTCTAACTGAGGAAGAGCGCAAGCAAAAGCTTGAGGGTAAGAAGCCCATTCAGGCTGAGAAGAAGCGTGCCGACGATGCAGTCACACGCATTACCAAGGCGCTTACTAAGCTGGCTCAGCCGATGGATGAGTCCATCTACGCTAATGACGACGAGGTTAAAGAAGCTCAGCAAAAGCGCCGTGATGAAAAACGTGAGCTGATTAAAGAGCTGTTCAAACTGCAGCAGTCTCCCAACCTTCGTGGTACGGCTGTAAGCACAAGGATTAAAGAGGCGCTTAACCACCCTAGCATTACCGCAAAAGAGAAAGCCGACATTCAGGCTGGTATGGCTGCGGCTAAAACTACTGGCCCATCTAGCGCAGTCACTATTGCTAAGGGCGCAGCCGACAACACATTCAAAAAGTTCACTACGGGTGCCCAAGCCCTGTCTCACATTATTAAGACAGGCAATCTGTTCCAAAAGAAGTTGGGCAGACGTCTCCGTGGGTTTGTCAACGGCGTTAAGTTTGTTGTGATCGAGAAGGGTGACGAGCTTCCAGAACAGTTGAAGAAGACTCGTAATGCTCAGCAGTGGGATCGTTCTATTGCTCTGTATATTGAGAACTACAGGACTGGCGACAAAGTAATTTATGTTCGCGGTGCGTCCTTTGGTGTAGACCAAGGCGTCAATAACACTACGATCATGCACGAGTTGTTGCATGCGGCTACGAACCGCAAGTTGGCTTTGGCCTATGCAATGATTCAAAAAGGCATCAACACAAACTCAGCAGTAGTACGTGCCGCCCAAGATTTGATCCGAACAATGAACAGTGCTGGTACTCTGTTCAATGAGTTGTCGGCTAACGGCACTCTGACCAAAGAGATGAGCGTGCTTGCATCTCATGGCGAAATCTTTGATGACCCACGAGAGTTCGTTGCCTACGGCATGACTGACCCTGCGATGCAGGAGTTTCTGTTACGTGCGCATGGTTACGAGGAAGACACACCGTTCTTCAACCGCTTCGTTAACAGCATCCGCGATTTGTTTGGTATGAGCGATGACGATACCAACGCAATGACCGACTTGATTATTGTCACCGACAAGCTCTTGTCTTCACGTACACCTGCATGGGCTAAGCTCAGCGGTGAAGTTGCAAGTAGTTCTATCTTTGGCATGGGCAAAAAGGGCGATCAAGAAATCAAAGCCAAGCCCAGCGCTAACGTACAACGTCTGGCTAAGATGCTTGGTAACAAACTGTACGGCACGCCTGACGATATTGCAAAGGTCTCGATCAAAGAGCTGTTCCAAAACTCATTCGATGCTATTAAAGAAGCGCTTGAAAAAGGTCAGCTCAAGAAGGGCAAGATTGATGTATCTGTAAACTCAAGCAAGCGCACTATTAGTGTTGTGGACAACGGCCCCGGCATGCCGACTAGCGTGATGGGCAATCAGTTCTTGCAGATTGCTGGTACGGTCAAAGGTACTACACGTGCTTCGGGCGGTCTTGGTGTAGCCAAGATGTTGTTCCTGTTTGAGAACAAGCAGTTGGAAGTTGTGTCATTGCGTGATGGGGTTGTGTCCCGCATGGTTACAACCGGTGATGATTTGAAAGCCGCGCTTGACGATCCAGATCGTGGGCCAACTATTACAACTTCAACCGACCCAGACACAGTAAGTGAGTACGAGCAAAAGTACTTCCCAGACGGTCACGGCACGGCTGTTATTGTTCAAATACCAGAAAAGTACACTGACGAGTCTACTGGCCAAGAAAAGGATATTACTTTTTCTGACTGGTATCTTGAGCGTGCGCCCGTGCTTACGGAAAGCCCGTTGTTTGATGACATTGACGTTACGTTCAACGATGGCTACAGAACCAAAACTTTGCCCCTTGGCGCAAACTTCCCAATAGATGAGTACACATCTTTTGCCAACGTGCGTTTTGCATGGGGTGTTGCTCGTATCTATGTATCCAAAGAACTTAAAGAGCAAGAACATTGGCCTCGTAAGAATGCGCACGTGCTGTCCAATGGTCTGTGGCAGTTTGATATATCAATCAAGGACAGACCCGGTTTCGACGGTAAAGAAATTAAGCGAAACTTTTTTATTGATGTTTCGCCAGACCCGCACGTCAAACCCGAAGATGCTGGCTACCCATTTGAGTTGAACCGTCAAGGTTTCTCCAAAGTAGCGCAGGAAGACTTCAACAAGATCACAAACTACATAACTGCAATCTACAGTCAGTTGGACTTGGCTGCGGGTATTAGAAACTTTGGCGATGTGCAGTATGTCAACCCCGATGGTACGCTGTCGGCCAAAGAAGTTCTTGAGCCTAAAGCACCGCTAACAGATACTGCGTTCACGCTTATCAAACCCGGCGACAAAGTTGAGGTTAAGGATGGCGTGCTGTATGTAAACAACCGTCAAGTTCCTGAACTTACAAACGATGACCTGAAGAATGTGTCAATTCGTATTGATGAGCTGACTATTCCGCAGAACGAACTTGACCCTAATCGGGTCATGATTCATGACAACACAGTTATCGGCATACCAAATGATGCGGACAAACTAAGAGCGTTCTTAACTGGACTAGGTTGGCAAGTAACAATCAATGCCAACAACGATTACGTTGCTTACAAATCTAACGGTGAAGAGTACTCCGGCGAGTGGATGGATGACCTGATTAAAAAGATGCAGGCCGCTGGTGCGTTGCCTGCTGATATCTCGTTGTCTGAAGCTGCACGTGCTGAGTTTGGTACTGCCTACGATAAGTATTTGGCTGGTGTTGGTCAGACATTCATGTATCTGCGCAACGCTTTGATTGCCGCCGGACGCGGTGAATACGGTGATCTAGCTACACAAGTAGTCGGTACAAGTATTGACAACGAGTACTACGGTGTCAACGTAATGCTGCCGTTTAAAGGCATGTTTATCAATCCGTCTGTTACCAAGCTTAGTGACACGCCACAAGAGATTGCGCTTTCTATGATAGGCACAATGATTCATGAGCTGGCTCACTTTAAGGTGCGTAATCACGGAGCTGAGTTCCCTGCCGAGATGCAGAAGATTATGGTATTGTTGGAAGTCTTCCCCGGCTTCGACATGCGCCAAGTGCAAAAGGCGTTGACAGACCACATTGCAGCCAACATAGATATATTCAAATTCTTAGAGAAGGAGTTCAAAAGTGGAAATCTCAAGCCTCGTGGAAACCGCTTCAAAGACGCTAGCGCCGAAGAAATCTCAGATGAAGGTACTCCTAAGCCAGTGGGAAGCCTTAGCGAAACAGGAGAAGGGCGATCCAGCTTATCAGCAATCACTGGCGAAGGCACTGCGGATACTGGAGAAGTCGTCGACGACAGCGGAGATGATAACGAAACTGAAGCAGTCCGAGGCTCGATAAGAAGTCAGAAGGAAGTCGACAAAAAAGTTGCCGAAGTAAGCGAGCAATTTAAGGAGTCGGTCAAGGGCGACAAGTTCGCCAAGGGTGTATCCCTGCTTCAAATGGCGCAGAACCCAAGAGAGGTTATCCCTGCGCTCCGTGCTTTGTGGAATCGCGCATCCATCCATCAGCGCAATGCTTTAGTGCGCTTGCCGACAACTGACTTCTTGGTTCAGTGGGCTGCTAATGCAGTTCCAGAGCTGGTACATACAAACGTGCTGCTTCAGAAAATGAACGGCATGACTCTTCAGTTCCTCAAGGCTTCTGGCGAGTTGGTGGATAGCATTGATCGTGCGTTCCGTGCAGACAAAACTTTGCGTGCTAAGCTAGACCGTATCGCGTTTGAATCTACGCTTGCAGAAATTGATCCTTCTGATCCATCCGCAGATGAGCGTAGCGAGAGCCTCGATAAACAGTACGCCGATCTTGGTGTTGAAGGCCAGCGTTTGTTTGTGCAGATCAAACAGCACTTCGAGAGACTGTCGGCTTACTTCACCAAACTGTTGGACGACCAGATTACCAAGTCCAATATGTCGATTGCTCAGCAAGCAAACTTGATGAAGAAGATCAGGTCTATCTATGAGCAGGGTGGCAAGATCAGCCCATACTTCCCGCTCGTTCGTGAAGGCGACTATTGGTTGGCTATCGGCAAAGGTAAGACACGTAAGTTCTTCATGTTTGAAAGCATGGCTGAGCGTGACAATGCTATGCAAGCCTTCGCCGACGAGCGTATTAAACAGAAGCCCGGGGAAAGTTGGGACACATATCAGAAGCGCCGTGCCGCTAACCTTGAAGAGTTGCTGACTGACAAAGAGTTTGTGTTTGACAACGACATCAGTTCGTTGCGTCGTATCTCTTCAGACAGCTCCATCCTTTTGCGTGAAATCTTTGATGTGATTGACAGCTCTAACTTGGGCGATGCCGACTCCAAAGACAAACTCAAGGATGCGGTGTATCAAGTCTACTTGCAAGCGATGCCTGACCAAAGCTTCCGCAAGCAGTTTATCCATCGTAAGGGCGTGACAGGTTTCCGTCCTGACTTACTGCGCAACGTGGCTCACACCACAACTAAGATGGCAACTCAGCTTGCTCGCATTAAGTACGCGCCGATGCTTCGTGCTTCGTTGTCAGGGGCGCGAGATTCTATTGAGAACCGTCCACGTTACACACCATTCGTTGCCGAGATGGAGCGCAGGGTTACTGACGAGCTTGCCTATACAAAAGACACAACCGGAGAAAAGATTGCCGGGGCTCTTAATAAAGCATCGTTCATCTGGTACTTGGGCGGCGCGTCTTCTGCTCTCTTGCAACCACTAAGCTTGTTCCAGACTGGTATGCCTGTGTTGTGGAAGTACGGCTCCGTCGGTGCAACCCGTGAGATGGGTCGCATGATTAAGATGTGGGGTCAGTTCGGCATGTACAAACAGAACCCAGACGGTTCTATGTCTTGGGTCGCACCTTCTGTGGAATACGCAAAGGGCATGACTCCAGATGAGCGCAGAGCTATTCGCGACATGCTGTCTCGTGATGTAACTACATCTACATACGCAAGCTCAATCTTCGACTACAAGGCTACGCCGACTGACAAGCGAAGCGGCCCAATCATGTCGTTTGGTAAAGATACTGTCGACGTGCTTGTGTTGGGTGGCTTGATGCACTCTACCGAGCGTATCTCTCGCGAGATGATGTTCCTATCTTCGTATCGCTTGAATCGTGAGATGATGGCTAAAGGTAGCATGACCCCTGCTGAGGCACACAACGCCGCAGTCGATCAAGCGGTTATCGATACCAACGAAGCACTTGGCAACTACGGTCAGTACAACCGCCCACTGTTTATGAAGAACGCAGTCGGTAAAGTCTTGACTCAGTTCATGATGTACCCCGTGCATGTGACTTTGTATCTGCTTAGAAACTTCATGGAGATGGTCAAGCCAATGCACGGCAAGACTCGTGAAGAAGCAATCAAGAAGTTCTTCGGTACTTTGGGTACTACGTTTGTTCTCGCTGGCGCGGCTGGTTTGCCAATGTTCAGCACTGTCATGGGTCTGATCGGTGCGGCATGGGAACACATGCGTGGAGACAAAGATTGGCCTAAAGAGTTGCGTAACCTTAGCTTTGAGTTGTGGTTCCGTACAGTATGGCTTGAAGAGCAACTCGGCGGTACACGCATCGGCGGTAAGAAGTTGTCTGAGATTGTTGAGCGTGGCCTAGCCAATGCGATGACAGGCTTGGATATTTCGGGCCGTACAAGTCTTAACAATTTGTGGTTCCGCGATACTAAAGAACCTAAGACTGTTAGAGAAGGTGCAATGGCTTTGGCGCTGGAGAAAGCTGGCCCATCTGCAAACATGTTCTTGTCTTGGGCCGAGGCATACGAAGCCTTCATGCAGGGTGACTACGATAAGGGCGTTAACCGCGCACTGCCCGCTGGTTTCCGTAACTTCAAGACTTCCTACGATCTGTGGAAAGAAGGAGCTAAGGACAACAAGGGTACGAAGATTCTGTCCAAGGATGCGTTCTCAACAGGTCAGTTGCTGTTCCAAGCAGTCGGCTTCCGTTCAGACCAACTTGCAAATACACAGTACGTGACCTTCAAGGTTATTGGCCTCGAGCAAAAGATTGTGAACGAACGCACTCAGTTGCTTAACCGACTTGATCGTGAGTTCCGTGAAAAGAACTTCAAAGGATTCAGTGAAACTTTGAGCAAGCGAGTTAACAAGTTTAATCGTGAGTTCCCAAGCTACGCACTCGAGTCTGATGACATTACTGGATCAATCGAGAAACGTGCAGAGCAACGGGCTGAGTCTTATCGCGGTGTTACGCTGACTGAGAAGAACGTGCCTATGTTTATCAAAGCACTGCGTCCATCTAGGGAAGCCGCAAGAGAAGCGGAAGAAAAAGGGCGGAATAAATAAAAAAATCCCCGGTGGTTAGCCGGGGCAAGGAGAGTAGCAATCAACCCAAGGACTCCATGACAATGTAATCAGTGTAGCTCAAACACGCCACACTCGCAAACCTTTTATGCCGTCCACTATAACTACCTTCGTAATCACAGACATTTTTAGCCGCCTACAGACTGACGTTATAGTTTGCCGGGCGGTTTTCTCGTCGATGCAGGGTACAAAGAAAGAATAACCGCGCCGGAATTTAGACCAGTCAATCTGATACGACACTGTCTCGATTTTCATCGGTAGCTACAAAGGCGTCCATCTGTAAGAACTCGGCGGCTGAGGCGTCAAACTTCAGCACCCGAACTGCGGGGGACACAACCTTCATGCCCTTGGACATGCGCTTGTTGACACCCTCTACATAAATCTTGGCGTTGCCCAATTCTTTCAAGGTAGTCTTGTAGTTGATCTGCTGTTTGACACAGAAGTCTTTGAATTGTTTGGCCGCGATAAAAAGTTCTTTTGTATCTGGCTCGTAGCGTATGAGCAGCTCTCCACGGGGCTCGAGCATGGGCATCGACTGTAAGTTACTACGAGCATCGACCTCACCATTTACTACTAAAGCATTATTAATGTGGGCGTTAACAAACTCACCAAGGATTGTTACAGGTGTGGAGTTCGGGGCTTGGATTTCAAACCGCATCTCGCCCAACATGCCTTTGAGCCAGTCGTAGATTGCCTTCATGTCGTAGTCGTGCAGACCCAAGTTACCGGCAATCAAACCACCAGCTATGTTGCACGCTGATACACCTGACCAAAAGCGCTCCTTCTGATTGAACTGAACTTCTCGGTCAAGTCGAGCTTGTACCTTACGCATCAGGGCGATTGCTTCTTCCAAGTTGTTGACGATCCACTGGATGTAAATATCACCCGCATGCCCAAAGTTCTCGCGCAGTTGGTGGTCAAACATCTCCTTGCCCTCTTGCACGTCGATGATGCTGTTGGGTTCGATTTTGTATTCAAGCAAACGCATGGACTCACCATCGGGCGTATTCTTGGCTACGCCTAACTTCTCGTAAAAGCTGGCGTTGGCGGAACATAGGGTAATACCTTGCCACTTGGTGTTGTTAATTCGCAACTCGTTGGTCGAGCCCTTCATTTTGTTTTTGCCTCGGCCTTGGCTGATGCTGTACGCCAAGTCAGAGAACTCCATACCGCTCAAGTTGGTAATCTCGTCGATCGTGTTGGGCAAGTTGTTCATCACGCCGAGCTGGTGCATCTTTGCGTTGAACGTGTCCTTGTACATGGAGGTCAGCTCTTTGGGCTGTCCGTACACACTGTTGCACATAAACAATGCAGTCGACTTACCTGAACCGGACTCGGGGTGAATCACGTTGATGATCGCGCCTTCAAGACCTGTAAATTTCAACAGTGGTGAGCCAAACGCTGTGAGTGCGGCAAACGCATGAGGCTCGAGGCCGGGACGTGCGTACATGTTGAATGCTTCTTTCCACTTCTCAAGCGAGCCCTTGGGCACAATCTTTTCGGCAACATCTTTCGTTGTGCTTGACGGCGGGCTATAAAACACTCCATCTTTTGTAATTTCTCGATCGCCGAGAATGAACTTGCTGTCACCCTCGACCCAACCAAACTGGGTTCTCATGGTCTCTGCCTTTCTAACGTACTGCAAATTTTTAATAAAGAACACAACATACCGAGCAAGCAACTCATACTGTGACTTATGGGCTACAACTCCGTGTTGTGCCAACTGTTTGCGCAACTCATCAGGCGAGGAGATGGACATTGTTGAAATGCTGAACTCTCGGACACCATCGTGCGGTAAGTGCAAACGGAACAAAGCCACTTCGCCAGTTTCAGGGTCACGCATGCGTTTGACTACATAGAAGTCATGCTCGTACACAAGTTTCGGCTCGGCTTCGGCATCTTCGCTCTCAGGGCGAATGTAGACGCCACCTTTCTTCCCACGGAAAAATGGGAATGGGTACTCAGGGATATGCTGTATCTCAACCTCGCCGTTCTCATCTTCGACGGCGTATTCGTTATCTTCTGCGTCGGCTTCTTCAATCTCAACACCGAGCATGATGGGCGATTTAATTTTGCCTCTATGGATGCAACCGTCACAACCTTGTGGGTTGAGCTTCGCAAATGTTGAGCAGTGATGTGGGCCACCCTTCTTGCGCAGATTGTTAACCTTCTCGTCAACCTGTGCGGGGTCGTAGCCTTCATGTTCGCTCGACAGTTTATGTGCGGCCTTGTCTCCGTCTACGCAAAAAGCTGCAATAGAAAGAGCGGAGCGCCACAGTGGTTCTTCAATGCTGTTCTGGTTTGCAAAACAGTGGTTAAGTTGCAGGCAACCATTCTCGGCCTTGAGCATGATCGTCTTAAACCGCTTGACCTTGTTGCCCATCAGTGCTTCCATCATCGGGCTCATCGTGCGCGGGATGAAGTCGGGTACATCGTCTTTTGGTTCAGGCGCACCAAGCAAGTCCTTGACTTCCTGATATGTCATGCGAGGCGTCAGTGTGTTGAGTACTGTTACCTCTTTGGCCTCTTCTTGTTTGAAGTTGAATGTGCCGGGGATGCGCAGGACACGTGAAGCCTCAAAGACTGAGGAGTCCACAATTAACCCTTGCTCAACGCACAACTCACGAAGCCGATTGGCTAGTGGCTCCCACTCTCGGCGAGACACTGTTTCTTCCAGTAGCCAGTACGCATGAATGCCGTAACCGGAACTGACTAATATTGGCTTTGGTAAGCCGACTGCACTGCAGAACTTCTTGAACTCATCGAGTCCAATCTGCTGATCGAGATAGCCTTTGATAATGCCTTTTTCGTCGGGTACACCTTTTGTGGGGCCACAATCAATGTCCATCCACAATGCACGGAAGTATTTGGCATTCTCATGGGTGCGGTTGTCTAACGAGCCGTACTTGGCGCAACCGAAGTATGCGTCAACCTTACGTTTGACAAAGCGCTGCGCTAACTCTTCAACCTCTTCCTTAGTATCTACAAAATGCTGGTCAGGATACCTACCAATCCCTAGTACGCAGTAGCGCCCTTCCGGTGGCAGTACCGTGTCGAGTAGATCGAAGGTTGACATGTTTTACTTTATTTGGTGGTGGGCTTTGGTGTGGGTGATGTAATCGCTGATTGCTTGCGCATAACTCGGGTGCGGTTCTCGGTCGCCCTTGAACCAATTGTAGATAGTCATTCGAGTCACCCCAAAGTCATCCGCAATCTTACTAACACTGATGTTTGCGCGAATACATACACGACCCAAGGCCACACCCAAAGACTTGATGCTTGCTTTTCTATTGGCGTACACCAAGCTCTGGCTGTAACCGTAGGTCATTGTTTACTCCTCGTCGCTCCAAGCCTTCACCACAGAGTCAAGGTCTTTCTTGACAGTGGGCTTTGGCTCAGGCTTCTTCTCACGCTTAGTCGGTTCCTCGATGGGAGACTCAGCTTTAGGCTCGGCGGCTTTAGGTGCTGGTGCTTCCAACTTAGGCTTACCCGCCATGTCTGCTTGGTATGGTGTCATAACCACCATCTTCAGCACTTCAGGTTTCTTAGCAACTTCGCTAGTAACAGCGTACTGCGCCTTGTTGATGTAGCCAGTCGGCGTGAACAGCACGGACTGGTTATCGTTCTCTTCGTTGAAGCTGATCTGCGTAACAACGTAGTCCAAGCTCTTGCCGTTGTTGGACAAATACTTGGAATAGTTTTCAAAGGTGTGGGTGTTGTCCCCTGCGCCTTCGCCGAACAATGACTTGGATGCCAAGTTCATTTGATAGACTTCGCCTTCGAGTGAAGTACCGAAGTCCTCTTCCAACACCATAGCAATACGGCGTGAGTAGCGGCAAGCTTTAGAGTTACCCATGCCTGAACCTTTGATGTTCTGTTGGCAGTTGTCACAGCTACTTGCTTGTGGGTTCACTGAACCTGCGTCGGGTGCGCGACCGTCATTAGAGAAGCAGTCAGGTGCAGTTGGCTCGGCGTCAGGACTCCATTGCTTTGCGTAAAAAATACGACCGACGTGTGGGGAAGCATTGACGATGATCGCGCTCAAGTTACCCTTGACCTTGCCCATCTCTTCACCGCCGACTGTCTTACGGAAGATTCCGTTTTTAGGCACGATGCGTTTAACGCCAGTCTTACCGGCGAGTTGTTTTGTAAGCTCGCTAACACCTGCGGTTTGCAGAAAGTCGGGGAGGTCTTGATTGATAATTGTGAGGTTACTCATTTTCATTTTTCCTTAGAACGTCTAACAACCACGGTATAAGCATTCTCCACATTGAGGCCAAGTGGAAGAACTGTGGGATTCTCAGCGAGAAAGTCTTTCATGTTTGTTTGATGAAGTCGTTTCTCTAACAGGCCAAATGCACCATGCTCCTCGATGAAGTCGTACATTGAATCCCAATCATTCGTCCAGTACCGTGACTTAACCGAGCGAATGATTGTGCCGTGTGGGGTGCGAATGCTGTCAGCATTCATCTCTTTGCATACATCGAGCATCTGTGCTTCAAGCACATCCATCTGCTCTTTGAGGTCGTTGTCTTCAGCTTCAAACATGCGCTTGTTGTCGGCACGTCTGTCCCTGATCTTGATGTAGATTGACGTTAGCTTTGCTAAGTCTGTGGGGGTAGTTCTGTTCTGAACTTCGTCGTCCATCTGATTCTCCTAATAAAGTGTGTGGCAGTAACAGTTCACATAAAGCAGTGTGTTTTAGCGTTTCGTCCGCTTATGAAAGAGAGTTTTAACGGCGCTAACCCGTTAGCCACTACTGCCACACGATTCTAATTATACACAAAGTTTTGACATTGTCAACATTCATCTGAAGAAATTTCTTGTTTGTACAAGTCGATCACTTTTTGATGGTTGTCAATGTTGTTCTGAAGCATCGAGTACATGCGAGTCTCAATAGGACTGCCTTTGATGTGCACGATGGTCATGTTGTTGACTTGTCCGGGGCGGTCGATACGTGCATTGGCTTGCAAGTACGTTTCAACGCTGGTGCATGGAGCATACCAAATGATTGTGTTGGCGGCAGTTAGCGTTAACCCGTGTGATGCGGCCTTCGGTTGTATCAGTAATACTTTCGGTTCCGGTTGCTCTTGAAACCGCTTGACAATATCCGAGCGTTTGTTCACAGGCACTGAGCCATTGATGACGTCGCACGTGATGTTGTTCTTCTGTAAGTGCTTCTCAAGCAACTCAATGGTGTGCGTAAACGGAACAAACACAAGCACCTTGTGGCTCGACTCTTCAATAACTTCTTGCACCACGTTGAGCCTACTGCTCACGTCAAACTCAACCACTTCGCCAGTATCCGTATACACCGCACCTCCTGCTATTTGCAGAAGTTTGTTGATTTGAACGGCAGCGTTAACGGCACTTACTTCTTCTCCAGCAGCCTCAATCAGCATCTGCTTCTTTAGTATGTTGTAGAACTTTAACTGCTGCGGTGTTAACGGTGCATCTCGCTCAACGAATGTAATCGGCGGCAAGTCGAGGCAGTCGGCTTTCTCAAATCGGATGGCGGGTTGCAGTGCTTTGTGCACGATGAGTTGTGAAGTGGGCTTGGGTATCCACTTATACATAGTGAGCTTCATCATCACTGTGTCTCGGAACTGACCGAAGAACGGTGACACACCCTTGGGGTTCACAAGCTTTGCCAATCCGTAAGCATCCACAGGAGACTGGGCGGCAGGCGTACCAGTCAGCATCCACAGGCCCTTGATAACTTTTGTTAGATCACGCAAGTCTTTCCAACGCTCGGTCTGTGCGTTCTTATATGCAGACGCCTCGTCCACAACGATGAGGTCAAATCCACCCGCCATGATCTCTTTCTTCACGATGCCGACACCATCGAAGTTGATGATGACAAACTCGGCACCGGCATTCACAATTTCCTTGCGCTTACGTGCGGCACCGTAAGCGACTGACACCGTGCGGTGGATTGCAAATTTAAATAGGTCGTTCTGCCAAGCCGACTTCATGATCGACAAGGGGCAGATCACTAATACACGTTTCACTAATCCAATGGTCATGAGGTAGTCGACAGCCCAAATAACTGATGCTGTCTTACCTGTACCTTGCTCATTAAAGCAAAAAGCTTTTGGGTTGCCTGTCAAAAACTCTGCTGTTGTCTTCTGATGCTCGAACGGCGTGAACCCCGGGGGACGAGGCCATGTGTACTCTGATAGGTTCATTTGGTTTTTAATCTAACTTGCATTGTATTTTTGTTGATTTCTATTTTATCTGCGGCTAAAAGTCGTTCATGTATAGGGTCAACCTCTTGCTCACCAACAGGGCCATCTACCAATTCATACCAAGGTATCCAACCCCTACCGTATTTCAAAAGCCAAATTTGTTCGTCCGTCATTTTTTCTTACGCTCCTTGGTGCTTACTTCTGACACAACTTTGTGGTTAGAACCGCGCTTGAATGAGCGATTGGCTGAGGGTGACTGGAGTTTGACTCCGTCTTTGTTAGTGCCCCCTTTAGATAAAGCTCTGATATGCGCAACATCTTTGCCTTCGCGTACGTCAGCACGTCCATCTTTGTTTCGGTCTGGGTTCTTCTTGTCAATTGACTCACGGGCGCGTTGTCGTTCGAGCCGTTCATCGGCTTCTCCTCTTGCTATTTGTTGTTGGTATTCTTTTTTATAGGGGCGGGGTTTGTTCACGTAGGGCATGATTTAAATCCTTTTTAATTTCATTTAGGACAGTTTGCGTTTCATCTAAATGCCTAATTGATGAGCGGTTTAGTTCACTCGGCGTAAGCCCAAACTCTTCAGGGGTCGACTCCCAAAGGGGTTTACGGTCTTCCTTCTCGATCATGTTCAACATCTTGCCGATATTGATGCTGATCTCCATCATCATTTTAGCTTTCTGCTCGGCAAAAATCACCCCCATTTGTCGGGCTACTTCATCGCGTACTATAGTAGTGGCTACTACACGCACTCGACGCTTAAGCTCACCCTCAAGAATCAGGGCTGTGTCTAGTTCGTCATCGGGCATTTGCTGTGTCATGGTGTTCCTTATGGGTTTTTGATGTTAAAAAATGCGTTGCCACTTCTGTGTCTTACCTTCCGCATTTTGTAGCCAAGCGCCAATGCCGCGCAAATAAGCTCTCCATTGGCTACATACTGACCCTTAGCTCGTTCCACGGCGTGCTTTATCCCGTAACTAGACCATGCAGTATTTATAGTTTTGCGTCGGTCTAGGCCGTCATGCGCAAGTAGCCACTCGGCGCAGAGGTTCACAGCCTCCATGCGAATCTCCCCTTCGCCACCAAAACCATACTGAGTCAGGTCGGGGTATTTGGCTTTTACTTCTGCGACCTTAGCTTCAAACTCGTTTGCCATATTGACCCCCTTAGTACTTCATCATTTGATCTTTGATGACGTCTTTAACTTTTTGGTTAAATTCGGATGAATAAATGACGCCGGTTTTGACTTGGTTGTGTAGCAACCCACCATAGTTGTTCAGTTCTTTGTATACGGTATCGACAATCAACTGCCGCACATCGTCCTGCAACTTGATATAAGCGGCGGCGCTTGCTTTCTCTTCTTCTGTCATGGAATTCATAATTTAGTTCCTGTTGTACTCACATTGTTTCACTGAGCAGAACTTGCACAGTGGGCCTTGGATGGGGTTCCACACCCCGTTTTGCAATGCCGCCTCAATACGTGCTACATCTTGGGCTGGCTTCTCGATGTACTTCTGCATCATCTCAACGTGATGCTCAGCCTTTACAAACTCTTTACTCACTACGAAAAGGAGAGCAGACCTCACCCTCTTGATCTCCGGAAACTTCGCGAACAGGCCACAAGCTACAAGATCGAGTTGCTTCACGTCCGCATATCTCGCACTCTTGCTTGTCTTGTAGTCGACCGAGTGAGCCGTCCCAGTCTCCCGATTGATAACCACCAAATCTGCTATCCCATGCCACCACACATTCGGTGCATCGAAATCGCAACTTTCTAAGTTCTCGGTCAACCCAAGCTTCACTTCGCATAACTTATCTCCGGGGATGTCTTTTAAGACGTCTAGGGTAGCTTGCATATACGCAAACTGTTCAGGGATTGGGGTTCCATCACGAATGTATTCCTCCGCCACAGTGTGAGCCCACTTGCCATACATCGTTGCCTGTGTGTCAGGTTCAACAACGTCCCTTGCTATCTTGGTGTGGTAGTACTTCTTAGGGCACTGTTGAAATGTTTTCAGGCTACTGAATGACCAGACGATGCTCATGCTTTCATATTCCTTACAAAGATTGCAAACGATTCGGCGGTATCGCCAAACGCTTTCATCTTATCGAACTCCTTGGCAACTTCCTCAAGCACATCGTTGCGCTTGTACAAGGGGGTCATCTCAGGGAATAGGTTGTCGAACGTAATGGTGTCACGCTCTTTGTTAATCCATGCTGTTGGTTCGCTCATGATTCTTTTCCTTAAGTTGTTTTTTCAATTCGCGGTTCTCCTCCATGACAGACTGCAACATTTTTAGTTGGTCTTTGTGGCGCGCCTCCATTACATTGACTAACTTTTTAAAGTCAGTATTCCATTGATTCATCCTCTGTTCCAGTAAGCTAGCGTGATACCAAATGTAGTCTTCGGTAATGCCTTCGACAGTGATGCTATCTTTGATTAAAAATTCTTTGGCTATTTCAGGAATCATAATGGTGCGTCCTCTTCGTTTTCAGGGTTGAACTTGGGCACTTTCGTGCCCTTGTCTTTGGGGTTGGGGAATGGCGGGAAAGGCCATACATAGTCTGTCATCTCCTCCTCCTTACTCTTACTGCGCCTTTGGTTACATTCCAGTCGGTATCATGGTTTTGGTTGGATACACCAAGTGTGCTCATGGCTACCTTCTTGCGGTTGCGTATGTACTGCTCTCTTTCGTTGTCAAGCTCCCTGTCATGTATCACGTCTTTCTCCGTATCGTACAGGCTTGTCTCGAGCTTGCGCAGGAGTAGTATGTCCTTGTCGGGCGTTTGATCCCACAAGCGTTTGCTGATCTTGGATAGATGATTAGCTACAAATACTCTAATACCTATCTTCCAAGGATAAGGCACAGGCGGTGTGCGTTTTAATGGTGGGTCACAATCAGTAACTTGTTTGCCCGAAAGAGCTGTAAACAATACCATTGCATCAAATACTGACCCTGCGTTACGCCACGTTTTTATTACTGCGGCATCCCAATTTTTTTGGTCGCTCGTTTCTGTTTTAACAGTCTCCATAGCTTTCTCCGTATCCTGCTTCGCAGTTCAGCGGTAACTCCATACCCCAATCTGGGCGTGTACGCATGCACATCTCAACGTACTCTTTAGCGTTTTCGACGTGCTCGGTTGGTGCAATACAAGCGATGGCATCATGCACAGTCATCACGACTCGGTACTTCTTTGCAACCATGAGCATCTGCTCGCCGATCACAATACGAGCTAAGGCTTGGCACACGTTCTCAATTACCTTACCGCCGTAGATTCGGTTGGGGATTACAGCCTTGCCCTTCTTGGTGTCATACAC